TAAGTGAAACCAGAGAAACAGTCACCTGACGCTGGAGCCGCTGTCCATAATTGTTGTTCAATTCTTTGTTGAATTTGCTTAACTTTTAAATCAGCAATTTGCTCCTCAAACGGAACTGTCTCAGATGTTTGACCTGGAGCCATTAACATTGACTGATAAGTGTCAAACAAATCTTTGTAACAAAGTGCTTCGTTGTACTTCTCAGGACAAGTTGTAATGTTAGTTTGAGTGAAAGTTGTTGTACCAGATGATGTCCATCCGCAAGTTCCACTTTGGAAGTAAGGAGTTGAGTTAAGTAAATTCAACGCTTGTGTTCCTTTGATACCTAGACGTACGTTAACGTACTTAGGAGTTGTTGCACCGATAAGTGCTTTCGATAAAAGTTCACCACCAACTTGGTCTACGTATCCACCGATACTTGCCACGTCGTATGCAAACTGTTCTTTTGTTAAAACCTTCATAATTTTAATTTTTTTTAATTATTTGTTTAATTTTCTCATAGACATGATTGCATCAATTCTTGCATCCACATCATTTGAAACTTCTTGTTTATTAAATTCTTTTTTACCATCAGATACTTTTTTACCTGCTGGTTCTTTTTTGAATGAATTAAATTCACTTTGAACACTTGAAAGTTTTGCTTCCATTGCATTCATTTTTTCTGACATCTTCTTGATAAATTCTTTTAACAAATCCATCATTTCAACATCAACTTTTTCACCACCAACTGGTGGCATTTCATTTGCATCAGGTCCAGAAGCAACGTCTTTTTCGTCTTTAGGATATTCAAGATCTTCAACTTCTACTGGAGATACCATAACGATAGCACCATCTTTAGTTTCAATCTTTGAACCGTCTTCTAATTCGTGAACACCGTCTGGAGCAGGAAGTTCGCCTTGTTCTGTAACAACAACAACCTTCGCACCCTCAACTACTGAGTCACCTTCAACCTTTACAACTGTACCGTCGATTAACTTCGCATCAACAAAAATCTCTTTTACAGATTCGATTTTACCATCTTTAACTTCAATGCTGAAATTCTCAACTAAACGATATGAACCATCTTCCAATACAACTGACTCGAAAGCATCGTTAATCTTGTTGATAGATTGACCTGCTTCAAGTTTTTCTGCTTGTAAAATTGTGTTATCTTCTAGTTTGAAAGACATAAGTGGAGTTTCTTCTGCTAAAAATCCGAACTGCTTCATCAATTTTTTAATCTCTGCGATAGCCGTTTTTGAATTTTTTGACATAGTTTTTCTTTAAGTTTTTATTATTCTTATATACTTAAATATAAAAATTGATAAAACCGCCCATTTTCATTGACCAATCCAGAATTTTTTATATATTAGAATAAGAGGGTTTTTATTTCTATTCTATTTGTCATATTGATTGTTCCCTCGGCCCCTAGTTTAACTCCCATTCTAGGGGTTTTTTATTTACAAAATTTTATGTATATTTGATTATTACTGGCGATGTGGTGTTGTCTCAGTAACTAGAGTTTTCAAACAAAGAACCCCTCTTTCGAGGGGTTTTTTTATTTAAACATCTTTCCGATTACAAAGAACACCATACTAAATCCGTGGTATAAAACCCAGAACCCAAATAGCGATATTGCAACGTAAATGATGGAGTTAACGATACCTTCTTTAATCTTGGACATTATTCAATATTTCAATGACTTGTTGAAGGAACATTTCTTCTCTACAGAATGCAGCCACTTCTTCAAAGTAACCAGATACTGAGAAACCGTTTAACTTCTTATCTTTAATTTCTTGCCAAACTTTAGCATTTCTAACTTTCATTGCAACAAACCATGTTCCAACTGGAAGTTCTCCAAATCCGTATTTCGCTGATTTGTCGTTGTCGTCTTCCTTGATCCATGATTCAATTACATAAACATCAGATGCTGCTTGACCATTATGTTCAGTATCATTGTTATCAATGTACTTGTTTCTCATATACTTCTCAGCAATCATCTTAATGGTTTCAGCACTGAAGAATACATGATATGGATTACCCAATGCATCTCTGCGGAATATTCTCATCTCAGGAACCATTGCGGGACCTAATACGACACGTTTTTCTTCATCTGTAGCAAACTCTTGCTTTGACATTTTCTCCTTCTCTATGGCCTTTATTTTGGCCTCTGACCAACTTAGAGCAGATTTACCACCCCAAGCATCATACATCAATTTACCACAACCATCACCATATCCTTTTGAACTATCTAAATCAACTTCATGTCTTGATAGGTAAGAATACATTCTGCGGATCGTATCTTCTGAAATAGGTTCACCGTTAGCCAATTGGTTAGCACGTTGCTTACCCACATCTGTACCACAAGAACCCCATCCATTTTCCTCAGCATATTTCAATACTGCTTTCGCATTATTCTTAACACTATCAGGATAATCTGAATAACTTTCAAACATTGATGGTTTAACCAATGATTTTGGTATTGTGTTTCCACTAACACCTGGGTCTACATAACCACCAATTGCACCAACATCATAACCCATATCTTCATCAGTTATTGGACCACCAACAACCCAAGCATCACAAGTTCTTGATGCTGCGCATTTAAAATCAAACGCTTCGCAATAACCTAAATCACCTGCATCAATTGTGTCCCACTCATTAACATCATTTATACCTGATGCAATGCAATCTAACATTTTCTGTGTTTGCACAAAGAATGCACAGTTTCCACATCTTGCTTTTTTTGCTGACTCCACATCTCCACCAAACATTTTGGCTTTTGCTTTCCAATAATCTTCATTTGGTTCATTAGGATTTAATGGACCATACTTTGCTACAACAATTGCTTTCTGTCTATTCTTTAAATTTGTTTCAACATCTTGAGTTGCTTTTGGACAATCTATTTGAAATTTTTGTATTTGAATTAATGGAGCATTCTTTTTGATAGCATCCAATTCATCTTGGTTATTATCAATATGTTTTTGAATACCCAATCTTTTAATGGTTTCCCATTTCAATCTACCATTGGTAGCATGAATTTTACTATGTGGTATTCCAATCTCATCAGCAATCCTATAAACAGGTCCCAATTGTGATTGTTGTCTTCTTGTTACAACATACACATCTTTACCCTCATTAATCAATCTCCTAGCCAGATCCTTGCCACTTTGTGTTGAAAGGGTATCATCGTAGTCAATTGAAACTTTAAGCCCAGCAAACGCCTCTTTTGCAAGTCCTAGGTTTTTTATAGTCGAAGGACTAGGATTGTTAATTGTTTTTTCTGTAACAGTTGAAGGTTGTTGATAACCGATAATATCTGTTTCCATTGGACCAGGAACATCACCGATTGCTTTACCTTTATTCACAGATGCTTTATTAATAATTGTAGCATCTTTCTTATATCTGATTTTAGCCCATACGTGACGACAGTTATATCCACCTCTCCAAACGATTGCTGGACTACCAAAGTCATTTGTCAAAGAGTCCATTTCCTCAATTCTCCACACATAGTTCTTGTTAACCAAATGCTTACAAAAATCTCTGGTTGTAGATATAATTGATGACTCTTTAATATTTGGACTAAGAGCATACTTGTATCTGATTTGATATTCTTCTGTATCCCATTCAGATTCAGCATTAGGTTTAGTTGCAAACCCTTCTTTACCAATATATTCTACTGAATGAACAGAATAACCCTCGTCAATTAGATCCTGTTCTGGATGACCTTTGGTCATTAACAATTCAACATATTTGTCATCTTCACCATCTGGGATTTGAAAATCTTCTTGTTTCTCTTTTGAGAATGCAACCCAGTTGATCTCGATTGCTGGTTCTGATACTAATGAGATTGAATCAATACCTGATATTATATCATCTTCTTCAATCCTTAGTTCATATACTTTTTCATTCTTTACCATACTAATAAATATAAATTTTTGATTATCGACCTTGTCCTTGGTATTTCTTAGGTCTTTGTTCTTTTGGGCCATAACTCTTTTTAGCCCTTCTTCCTTTTCTTTTTCCGAATGAAACCTTATTGGCTCCAGTTCCTGATTTTTTTACTGCCATATTATAAAGTTGATAAATCTTTTAATCTTGCTTGTCTTTGTTGAGCAGAAGTTAATTCTGATTCAACGACATATGTTTTTATTATTTGTGTAGAATTTTGTAATGGTACATTTTTAACTTCTGGATTATCTTGTCTAGCCATACCAACCGCACCTTTTGTGAATGATGTTCCACCACCCATTTGATTCATCGCTGAAAGCATTGGACCAAACATGGTAACAGCGCCTCTTGTCATAACGGCTTCTCCACCTTCTGCATTAATCATTACACCACCACCAGCATGTCTTGGTCCTTCAATCATACCACCTTCTGCATATCCTCTACCCATATTGGTTCCACCGCCACCAGCAGAGTCACCTGTACTAGTTGATGCTTGTTGGCTATTAATATTTTTAATTTTAGCAATACCAGATGCTGTAATCGTAGC